GTGATGGCAGACTTACAAAACATTTACATTTTAGTATGAATTGTAAATCGTTATCAAATACGGATATAGAACCTAGGGTTGATTGGGTAAAGCAAAAAGATGCATTTGATATATTGATTGATGATAATGTAGATTATGTAATAACCAACCCACCTTGGAATAGAAAATTTCTACATCCATTTATAGAATATTTCGCACAAAAGCGTCCAACTTGGTTGCTATTCGACTCTGATTGGATGCATACAAAGCAGAGCGAACCCTATATGAAAATGTGTTCTAAGATTGTAAGTATAGGTAGGGTCAAGTGGATAGAGGGAAGTAAGGGTGGAAGTAAGGGTGTTGGTAAAGACAATTGTTGCTGGTATCTATTTCAAGAAAAAGCACAGAGAACACAATTTTATGGTAGACAATCATTATAGAATATGCTATAATGGTACAATAAACACAGGAGAATTATATGTCGGTAATGGACAAACTCAAAAAGAACTCAAAACTAAAGAATACTGAAGTTCTTTCGGAGTCTAAATTTTTTAATAATAAAGAGAAAGTTTCAACATCTGTACCTATGATCAATGTTGCGCTTTCTGGATCAGTAGACGGCGGTCTTACTCCAGGACTGACTGTACTAGCTGGACCATCTAAGCATTTTAAAACTTCATTTACGCTGCTAATCGCTGCGGCTTATCTAAACAAGTATCCTGATGCTATTATGCTATTCTATGACTCAGAATTTGGCTCACCCGCATCTTATTTTGAACAATTTGATATTGATACGGCTCGCGTTCTGCATACACCAATCACTAATGTCGAAGAACTAAAATTTGATCTTATCGGTCAGCTAGAAGGTTTAGATCGTAAAGATCGTGTTATTGTTGTTATTGACTCTATTGGTAATCTTGCATCTAAGAAAGAAATGGAAGACGCAATCAACGAAAAATCTGTAGCTGACATGTCACGGGCAAAAGCACTAAAGGGTTTATTCAGGATGTGTACACCATATCTTGCTATGAAAGATATTCCAATGATTGCGGTCAATCACACATACAAAGAAATTGGTTTGTTTCCTAAAGATATCGTTTCCGGCGGTACAGGTATTTATTACAGCGCAAATAATATTTGGATCTTGGGGCGACGGCAAAACAAAAAGGGCACTGAGATTCAAGGTTATGACTTTGTTATCAATGTCGAAAAATCTAGGTTCGTCAAAGAAAAATCTAAGATTCCTATCAGTGTAAGTTGGGAAGGTGGAGTAGCTGCTTGGTCTGGATTGTTAGAAGTTGCAATGGCTGGAGGCTATGTTGTTAAACCAAGTAATGGTTGGTATAGTGCTGTAAATATGTCAACGGGTGAAGTATCGGATAAGAAAGTTCGTGAAGCAGGGACATTAGAAGAATCTTTTTGGAAACCCATATTTGATACCACAGATTTTGCAGAATTCATTAAAAAGCAATATACCATAGGGTATCAAACCGAAGTTGATATGGAAGAATTGTTGGAGCAGCAAGAATGAAAGAAAATATAGACTATGAATTAATTTCATCAAAAAAAGATGATAACTCTTGGAATATACGTTTCTTAAATGGGTTGTATACTGAAACTGTAGTGCAGATTGGTACAATAACATTAAATGACGAACCTCCTGAAGATAATGGCGATCATCATATGTCTTTTGATTTTAGTGTAATATATTCTCCTGATGCAGAATTAACATCGGAAGATGTTGATTTACAGGATATAGTTGGAGATACAATTCTAAGTATAATTGAAAGAAGCATAGCAAGAGAACAAGGAAGTGTGTTGACTTCTGGCAAATAATGTTGTATAATTACAAAATATTAGATAATAGGTTTTGAATGACTAATCCACAGTATCCAGTTTATATCATATCTAAAGGGCGATCTGATTCAATGGTGACATCCAGATCACTCTCGCGTATGAAAATTCCACATTATATTGCAATTGAGCCACAAGATGAAGCTGATTATGAAAAAGCTTTAGACAATTTTGCAATTAGAGACTATGTGACACTTCTAATAGCACCGTTCTCAAATCACGGTGATGGACCTGGTCGCGCTAGAAACTGGTGCTGGGATCACTCAATGACAATGGGATTTGAACGTCATTGGGTACTAGATGATAATATATCTGACTTTTACAGATTACACGAAAACAAACGTATTAGAGTTGAGACTGGTGCAATATTTAAAGCCGCTGAAGAATTTACAGATAGATACACTAATGTTCCTATCTCTGGCTTTCAGTATCGTTTCTTTATTGCACCAAATCAAAAGTATCCGCCTTTTGTTAAAAACACAAGAATTTATTCATGCTTATTAATTGCAAACGATTGTAAGCATAGATGGCGTGGTAGATACAATGAAGATACTGATATTTGCTTGCGTGTGTTGAAAGATGGTGACTGTACCATTCAATTCAATGCTTTCATGCAGGGTAAACTTGCAACGCAAACATTAGGTGGTGGTAATACGGCTGAGTTTTATCATGCTGAAAATACAGATAAAAAGAGTATTGTCACTGGTAAAGATTTGAAAGACACTGGTTATAATAGTCTCGGTACTGCAAACAAATCTCAGATGTTAGTTGATATGCATCCAGACGTAGCACGAATGGCTTGGAGATATGGTAGATGGCATCATTATGTAGACTATTCACCGTTCAAGAAAAATATGTTGAAATTTAGAGATGATTACGTTCCTGTTAAAGGTAACAACGAATACGGACTAAAACTTGTAAGCGACGAAAAGTATAAACTTAGAAATTATGGAGCAAAAAAGAATGTGTAGTTTTATCGAAGATACTGTAACACAAACTAGAAATAAGAAACATTTTCGTCCAGATTGCGATTTTTGTGGTAAACTAAATTCAGCCCACCAGGTCAATGGTAATGAAGAAAATGATATTAGATTTGGCACACCTAAATATCGCGTGTATATTGATCATCTAACAAAGCAAAAATACTATGCTTGCGGTTGTTGTCATGAAAGATTACGTCCAGGCAATAAGCCTAAAGCCACAATAATTCACTGGAAAGAGGTTCTAAATCAATATGGATAAAAAAGTAGAAGAAAGCACCGAATACGATAACTTTATGGATCACATGGGCGAAACAATCCATGAGGCACCATCTTTGGCAGACTTTGTTGACATTGATGATAATAAAGATGATTGGGAAAAACATTGGGTAGGTATGCCCACATATAAGCAGGAAGAAAATAAAACTTACAAAACAGTTTATATGCATTTCCGCAATGCTGAAGATTATAAAGAATTTTGTGAACTAATTGGTCAAGCACTGACTATGAAAACTAAAAGTGCTTGGTATCCAGCTTTAGACCGTGAAGCTAATAGTCTACTACGCTGGATTGAAGAGGAATGATAGAATGATTGAACGAATCTATATTCCAACAGTTAGACGTACTGACAATCAAATTACATTCAACAATCTACCCGAAGAACTAAAGGAAAGAGTCATTATGGTTGTAGAGCCAGGCGAACGGCATCTCTACAATTATGAATGCGAGTATCTACTAGTGCCAGAAAAATTAGTAGGGACTTGGACTCAATTAGCAGAGACTAGATTGATGATTCATAAACACGCCGGAGCAATAAAATATGCTGTTCTGGATGATGATGTTATTATTAAAAGAAGAAACGCTAAGTATTGGACAGGTAAATCTAATATGGAAAAGTCTAAGCGTTTTGCCACTAGTGAAGAAATTTCAGATATGTATGAAATCGCAAGTAAGTGGCTGGACGAAGAATCTATAGGAGTTGTAGGTATTTCGGATGCGGGAACACCTCCTGCAGCTACAGTATATACAGACACAATGCCTGTATATACTTATTTGTTTTATGACGGAAGAATGTTATCGAAAGTGATTGATGAAATGGATATTACCACACTACGAATAGCCGAAGACCTTCTATTTCTTTTTGAGGCACTATCACGCGGCATCAATACCAGAAAATCAAATGAATTTATGTATGATAATAGAAGTATGGTCGATAAGAACTTAGCTGAATCTAGGGAAGTCTGGACAGGGATGTTTAAAAATAAAGAAGATAGACCAGATAATTATTATCAGAGTGATGAACACTATAAGTCACTAAATTATATTCAGAAAAAGTATCCTCACATAATAAAGATTTTTAAAGATGAAAATGGGAAAAAGAAAAATCGTATTGCTTGGAAGAAGTTATATAAACCAATTAACTATGGTATATCACTGGAAGAATTTTTTTAGTTAGAAAATTTTTATATTGACGTTTTATCGGAAATATAGTATAATTTTTGTTATACAATAAAGGAAATATAGTGAGCAATATTGAACAAGTAATCTTAAAGAATATCCTGAATGATGAGGAATACATGAGAAAAGTATTACCTTTCGTTCAACCAGAATATTTTGAGGGCGTGTATAAAACGCTATTCAATCAAGCTGGCAAATTTGTCGGGAAATATAATAAACTGCCAACTGCAGAAACATTTAAAATAGAACTAGATGAATCTGGTGTTCTAAATGAAGAAATGTATAATCAAGCGCATGATATTATACCTCAGCTATTTGATGATGAAAAATCAGATCAAGAGTGGTTATTAGATCAGACTGAAAAGTGGTGCCAAGATCGTGCGTTATTTAATGCTGTTATGGAATCAATTAGTATTATTGATGGTAAGCATCAAACACTTACTAAAAATGCACTACCTGAGATTTTGACAAAAGCCTTAGGTGTTTCTTTTGATACGAATATTGGTCATGATTATCTCTTAAACTTCAATGAAAGATATGAATTCTATCACCAAGAAGAAGAAAGATTACCCTTTGATCTTGAATATTTTAATCTTATTACAAAAGGTGGTCTACCAAGAAAAACTTTGAATATTATTCTTGCTGGCACTGGTGTTGGTAAATCATTGTTTATGTGTCACCAAGCTGCCGCAGCACTAACAGACTGTAAAAATGTATTGTATATTACAATGGAGATGGCAGAAGAAAGAATCGCAGAACGTATTGATGCTAATCTATTGAATATTCCTATAGATCAAATAACAACTCTAACCAAAGAAAACTTTGTTGAAAGGGTTGCGAATATATCCAAGAGAACAAACGGTAAATTGATTGTTAAAGAATATCCCACAGGTCAAGCAAATACCGCACATTTTAGAAGTTTGTTAAGTGAGCTAAAGTTAAAGAAATCTTTCACTCCAGATATTATTTTTATTGATTATCTAAATATCTGTGCCAGTTCAAGAATGAAAGGTATGGGAGGGTCAATCAATTCTTACACATATATCAAAGCAATTGCGGAAGAAATGCGTGGACTTGCAGTTGAGTTTAACCTCCCGATTGTTTCGGCAACGCAAACGACTCGCTCTGGTTACGGTAACTCAGATATTGGGCTTGAAGATACGTCCGAGTCTTTTGGATTACCCGCTACTGCCGACCTCATGTTTGCAATCATTTCAAATGAAGAACTTGAAAGCATGGGTCAACTCGCGGTTAAACAATTAAAGAATAGATATAATGATCCTACATATAAGAAAAGATTTGTTATTGGTGTAGATCGTGCTAAAATGAGGCTCTTTGATGTTGATGAATCAGAACAAACATTAGTAAATGATGTTCCTGTTTTTGATAATACACCTCAAGGCGCAGATTTAGATAAATTTAAGGATTTTAAATTATGAATAGAGCAACATGGCTTGTAAGTCAAATACAACAGTATAGATATAAAAAAGGTGCAGAGTTAGGTGTTTTGAGAGGTCCTACATTTAAATTTGTAGTGAATAATACATCTAATTTAGAGCATATAGGAGTTGATGTTTTTTGTCCTGATAATATATGGAAAGAAAAATCAATTTCTACTACTAAAGAATTACTTGAAGTGCCTGCTTTGAAATGGTACCAAGAATTATTAGATTTTTGTGAAGAAAATAAACCCGCTAGAATTATAAGAGATTTTACTCAGAATGCCTGTCATGATATTGAAGATGGTTCTTTAGATTATGTTTTTATTGATGCTTCACACGATCATGATAGTGTAAAAAGAGATATAACTCTATGGACTCCTAAAGTTAGAAAAGGTGGTATGGTATCAGGTCATGATATAAATGAAATACCTGTTGCCATGGCTGTTGCTGCAACAACACCTAAACATGATGTTGGTCCTGATAATGTATGGTGGTATATAAAATAATGGTAAAACAAGTACAAGCAGAATGTTTAGTTGTAACGGGTGAGGAATGTGCAGAACTTACAAAAGAATGTATGAAAATTTTAAGATTTGGCTTAGATGATGAAAAACAAAAAAATCTAATAAGTGAATTGGGTGACGTACAATGTATGATTAAATTAACATGTAATCACTTTAATTTAGACGTTGATAAAATATCGGAAGCCTCAGACAATAAATATAATAAACTGAGAAAATGGAGTAACCTAATCAATGGATGAAAATACTGAATTAGGAAATAGAATAGAAGAATTGTGGAATTATTTTCATAACGTCACTGCAGACCTAGAAGAAAAAGAATACACACATTTAGAAATGGCAGGTTTAATGATGGCATATTCATTAAAGCTATATCGAATGAAATTGGATGATCGATCATATCAAGGTATGTTAAACTATATTTTCCAACAACATAGTGCTATGATGAGTCAAGAAAAACTGCCTACTTTACATTAAGGATTTATATTATGAAAGTTCTATTAAGAGCATATACACAACCCCACGAATCTCCTGGTCTGGGGGATACCCAAGAACTTATAGCATATTGTGCTAGAGTTTCAAATCCTTCAAATCAAATCAATAACGAGACAAGCGAAAAACTATTAAAATATTTGATTAAACATAAACATTGGTCGCCGCTAGAAATGGCATCAGCTACTATGGAAATTGAAACCACAAGAGATATTGCCCGACAACTTCTGCGCCATAGGTCGTTCTCATTTCAAGAGTTTTCTCAGAGATATGCTAATGTTGATGAATTTGGCGATAATATGTTTGAACTTTGTGAAGCAAGACTTCAAGATACTAAAAATAGACAGAATAGTATAGAAACAGATGATGCCGATTTGCAATCTGCATGGAATATAATGCAGCAAGAGACAATTGATAAAGCCGAAGAGGCGTATCTTTGGGCTATAGGAAATGGCATAGCCAAAGAGCAAGCAAGAAAAGTTTTACCAGAAGGACTTACAATGTCGCGTCTGTACGTCAACGGAACTCTAAGATCGTGGATTCATTACATAGAACTAAGAAGCGGTAATGGAACTCAAAAAGAACACATGGATTTGGCAATTGCATGTGGTGAAGCTATCAGCAAAATATTTCCTTTAGCCAAGGATATAATGCAGGGAGAATAAAAATGGGTAAAAAACTTTCAACTTATTGGTCCGATAACAGTAAAGATTATTGCGAAATTCATTTTGATTACAAAGAAGAATATGCATATATAAAATATTTTACTGGAGATGGAATAAGATATTTTGAAGAAACTTTTCCAGAAAAATCTCTATCATGGGTTGAAGATGCTGCAGAAAATTGGGCATTAGGATATAAAGATTTATCACCTGAACATCATACACAATATACATTAAAATTTGGTTGACAAATGATTTTTTATATGTCATAATACATATATAAACGAATCAGAACAGGACAACAAATGAAGCGTATTACAACTATCGGAATATTGGCCGCAAATTGCGCTATTGCTGGTGGTATTGGCTATGCTGTTTTTGAAGCAAAAAAGCAAGTATCTGATACTACTGAGGCAGTAGAACAATTAGCAGAGGAACGTGCTGCAGAAATTGCAGCCGAGCAAGCAATAGAAGTTGCAAGACAGAATGAAGAACTAAAGCAAGTTCAATGTTTAGCAACAAACATTTATTATGAAACAATGGCATCTTCATTAGTGGATGCCATGTCTGTTACAGATGTTGTACTCAATAGAGTAGAACACGAAAAATATCCAGATAATCCGTGTGATGTTGTACATCAATCTTATCTGAATGATAAGGGTACACCATTACTTAATAAATGCCAATTCAGTTGGTATTGTGACGGAAAGGCAGATGAACCTCAAAATCAAACTTCTTGGGATGCATCTGTCAATTATGCTGTTACAATGTATACAACTGGACAATGGAGAGGCATGACTGAAGGTGCTACACACTATCATGCAACATATGTAAATCCAAAATGGGCAAAAGACTTTACAAAGATTGCTCAAATAGGAGCGCATATTTTTTATAGACAGGAAAACTAATGAGTGAAGAACATAACTATTGTACTACAAAAGGTTTAGGCTGGGCATTTCTCATACTTGCTTTTATGATAGTAGGATTACCTGTCATTATGCTTATGTTAATGGTAGGTCCAGAAGAATATGGAACATACTGTAATATGAATATATTACCTTGCTTTGGATTAAACGAATGACACTAATGATTGACCCGCCCAGTGGATGGAAATATGGATTTCCCAAGCCTGTCCACGAAGATTATTATCTATTAGAAGATGATTTTAATATGAAACACTGGTTGGTTTCTGAGGGTTATCCTCAGACGGAGATTGATAATCTAGGTAGTAGTTTTTTTATTAGGACATGGGAAGAAATTGATACGATATGAAAAAATCTGAGAAATATGACACACTTGTAAAACAACTTTTTGATATTCTTGATACGGTTGAAGAAAACGCAGAAGGAAACGAGTTTCGACCTACTGTTATTCGGTCGTGTCGAACACAACACACTATGCAACTGGAAATAATTTTAACTGAATTGAAGGAACTCTTTAATGGGGGATAGAGTATAATGAAGTTTACACACCAACATAGTGACGGCACAAAGATTGAAATTGAAATGGTAGAACATGCGTCTATGGATAATGTTCTTGAAGAATTTCAAAACTTCCTTCGTGCTTGTGGATACGTCATTGAATACAATCAATATTTAATTTTGGAGGATATAGACGAATGAAAATGATTGACTTACTTGGAGATGTACTTGAATCAGAAGCTATGCATGGTCTACTTGATCATGTAATGCTAGGCAAGTTAAGATCTTCTCTTGATAGCTGTGTTATTGAACGGACACGGTTCGATAAGATTAAAGAGGATCGTGGGCTCTTGCTCCACGAAGAAGAGGACTGGGAGTATCTGGTCCAGGATATTCATGCATTAAACAGGGTGATTGATCTCTATGGCGGATAATGATTATATCGTAGTAACTTGCATCTCAACACACCGTATGCGTTATGTAATGCACAAAGATGACCTGCGCAAACTAAACCCTGATGTAGAACCGAGTGATCACGAACTTAGTAATTGGGCTGGGGATACGGTCACTTGTGGAGAGTGTGACGAGTTTTCACAACAACATTTGGGCGAACAAATCCTTGATGTTTATCAATGTTCCGAGGAAGAAATGCTTACCTTCTTTGACCGAGACAACGATTATCTTCGTAGTTGGGAACGAGATCAAAAGATTAAATGGGTGCAAGATACACTACATAAACCAGTAACTTGCGAATGAATAAAATTGCATTGGTATAATCAATTTTTAGTTTTAGAGAATATGAACAAATGAGTAAAGAAATAAAAGATGCAGCGCAACAGCAAGCCGAACAAGCATTTGATGGCTTTATGTATTGGATGAAAAAAGGTACTATTATCTCTTGTATATTTTTAGCAATAGTAGTAGTTGGTTGTAATTCTGGAGTTGAGGATGATCAATATCCAGCGTATAATGGTGAACAGTATGATCCTCAAGGAATGAGTAAGTAATGGTAAAACCCAACTTAGATAATTGGAAATTAAATTTAGAAGATATTCATTGGATTGAAAATGCACTTGGTTACAGATTACGAAGATTGACAATGAAAAGACTTACTGTGAAAAAACAGAGTAGTAAAGATAATATAGATAATGAGATAAGACATATAACAGAACTTCAAGGAAAAATGTTTAACCAAAAAGAATGGCGTAGAGCAAAGGTAGGTAATACGCCGTATATAAGTGGATAAAATATGGAAATTATATGGGTATTAATATTGAGCGTATGTACTACAGACCGATGTATTACACAAAATGTTTTAGAAACTAATGCACAAGATAAGTGCATGAATGAAAAAATATTACATGAAGAATTGCCTCAAGATGGTAATTGGAAAACTACCGAATATAAGTGTCAACCATTAAATAGTGTAGAAATATAAAAATGGATCTTTTTCAACAACAAAAATTTACTTCACATGCTGGTATTCCTATGGAATGGAAAATTGAAATGGATGCTATATCTGATAAAGAATGGGAATGTTTAGCGTCAATGATTATGGACTATCAAAAAGAGCCGTTTTCCAAGGTTGTTGGTATTCCTAGAGGTGGAATAAAATTACAGAACGCTCTTAGAAAATATTCGGAATGGGAACCGAAACATCCATGGTTGGTAGTTGACGATGTATATACAACTGGAACATCTTTTAGAGAATTTTGCACCACAAAAGAAACAATGTTTGCATATAAGTGGGTAGTCTTTGCAAGACAGCCTACGAATAAAGATAGCGGCGTAAGAGCCTTATTTACAATGCCATGAGATATAAGGCTATGATATGTATTCGTAGAGGTATTTTGGATAATGCTGGCCAAACAGTAACATATGCACTTAAAAGTCTAGGCTGGCCAGATGTTGAAAATGTTAGAATAGATAAAATAATTGAATTTACATTAAGTGAACCTGATTGGGAAAAAGCTGAAAAAATCGCAAAATCGCAAACAAACGAAGTAATGGAATATTATGAGTTGGAAGAAGTAAATGAGAAAACCTAAGTTATTAGTTATAGGTCACGGCAGACATGGAAAAGATACTGTATCCGAAATACTATGTAACGATTTTAAACTAAGTTTTATTTCCAGCAGTATGTTTGCTTGCAAAAAATTCATCTACGATGATTTAAAAAACGAGTATGGATACAAATCATTTGAAGAATGTTATGATGATAGGCATAATCATAGGTCTGAATGGTATCAAGCGATTGCAGAATATTGTAAAGACGATCCTTCACAATTAGGTAAAGATATATTTTCTGAGCATGATATATACTGTGGATTGAGAAACGTCCGAGAATTTGTGGCTATGAAAGAGCAAAATGTATTTGATGCTTGTATATGGGTAGATAGATCAGAACATTTACCTTCAGAAAGCAATGAAAGTATGACGCTAACGAGTGATATGGCAGATTATGTGATAGATAATAATTTAGATTTATTTAATCTAGGATTTCATTGTAGGCGAGTTTATAATATTATTGAATCTAAATTGCATAAAAATAATGTTAAGGTTTAGAATATGATCGATTATAACGCCACTATAGAAGAAATGGGTCCTGAAGAAATTAAGGAAGCAAATCGTCTAATGTGGGCAGTTAAAGGTATGCTTATACCAGACGGTTATAAAATAAGTGATGTAAACTCGGTTTTAAGAAGCTATTTTAAAAGGTTGTGGACAAACTGCGACAATCATCAATTTGAGGGCTTTGAAGAAGCTTGGGAGAAAGACGGCAAAAGAAAATTAAACTTATATAAATAACAGCATATATTCAACAAAATAGGTAGTAAGTATGGGAAGTTATTCAAGAAAAAGATATGCAACTGAATCGGCTAGCTTTCCAAAAAGTGAAAATTCAGCGCCCGGATCATATTCATATCCAACTTTCGCTGATTTACCTGCTTCTGGTTCTACACCTGGAAATACTGCTTTTGTTGTAGCAACAAATAGATTATATATTTGGAGCGGTGTAGGATGGTACTTAATCGCTACTGTTACAAATGCATCTCCAACTGCAATTACTGGGGTTAGCGATACATATGCACTTGCGACAGATGGAACCGCCACAACTATTACTGCGGTTTCTACTGATCCAGAAGGATTCTCTTTAACATGGTCCTATGCAGTATCATCTGGATCATTAGGTAGTACTGCTACAGTATCTCAAGCAGATAACGTATTCACAATTACACCTTCAACAGATATCGCAAATGTTGGAACTTTTAGTTTAACCTTTAGCGTGACTGATGGTATAAATGGAGTTGTTAGTGCAGTAAGTTCGTTTACATTACAATTTTCTGTAACAAATTCAAGATATACTTCTTTATCAGTCAAGGCGACTGCAACTGGTTCTAATCAAACCTTTGATGATGCCTCTGCTTCAAATCATACGATTACTGTTGCTGGTGATACAACAACATCAACATTCAGTCCACATCGCCATGGTGGATATAGCACGTACTTAGAAACCCAAACTTCCCGTTATTATTCGCCTAGTAGTTCTGATTTTGATATTGGTGGAACTGGTAATTGGTCTTATGAAGCGTGGGTTCATGCAGATAATCAAACTTTTCCTAGTTATACAAGGGCTTTTGGATTGGGCCCATATTATAATAACACGAAATCTTTCGGTGTACTTCTTCAAGATGCGGATGAATCTAATAATATAACAGTTTATTGGGATTATGCAGCAGGAATAGGTAGATAACTGATTTCGTCCACTGCTGTTCGTCAAGAAGTATGGCTTCATCTTCTTGTATGTAGAGCGGTAAACGATATTGCTTTATTTTTAGATGGGACAAGA